TATTAGCAAAATCATTTACAGTATCCTCATTATTAAACTTAGATCCCCAAGCAGGTAGATTAATAGTAGAACTAATAGACATATCTACATAATCCTGTACATCTGCCTGAAACTTAATCCTTCGTTCGTAATCATCTGCTAAGTCTAGCGCAGATTCTATCTTATCAGGATCAGCATCGTACATATCAATTAACTCTTGTGCTGCTGAATCTACGACATACTGATACTTCCACTTAGTACCACCAGTTAAATACCTACGCTTGTATGCTACAGCAAAGATAGGCTCTATTCCACTGGAGCTACCAGCGAGTATAGAAATAGAACCAGTAGGAGCGATAGCGCGGTTCGCAACTGGTCTGGATATAGATAGCTCATCAGAAAATTCCTTAGATATGTTATCGCTGACACCTTTATAGATTGCCAACCACTTGTGTAATTCTGGGGTAACTTCATATTTATCTCCTCTTTTAACTAGCCATTCATGCATACCCATAAGACCTAAACCTAATCTTCTATTCTTCTCTCTAACCTTATATACTTTAGCATAAGGTAGCTCTGCTCTTAATGTACCACAGATTAAGAATTTAGTAGCAAGTTCAACGACTCTAGCAAGCTCTTGAAGTGAATCAATGCGTCCAAGATTGACACTACCCAGATTACAAACATCACTGTCATCAGCAGAAGTAACTTCTGTACAAGCATTTCTCAGGGTATCCTTTTCATTCTCCATGAAGTTAAAGCTAAATCCTGGTTCAGCAGAAGTTAATGCCTGTTCAACATTCTTCAAGAATACTTCACCAACATCGCCTGTCTTCCAGTAATTCATTAACCATTCAGTATCATAATTAACACTAATGTTAGTCATGTCTAATGGTGCGCGGAAGTTAAAGTCTTGTTCTTTAATATCTTTAAAAGTAAATCCTGTAGTACCAACATTCATATCACCCCAGTTCTTAGCAGTTAAGAAGCTAGGTATATCATTGTGCTTCCAGTTAAGTGACGCATACATGGCAGATCTACGTGATCCTCCCTGCATTACATTAGCACCTATAGAGTTGATCATCTGCATCTTAGGAATAGGACCAGATGCTAGTCCACCAGATCCACCAAGAGATCTACCTGACTCACGATAGATAGAATAGTCTACTCCAATACCTCCACCAGTCATCAAACATGATTCTGCTTTCCAACTTAGATTAGCCCAATCTTCTCTTGTATCTTCTTCAGCAGATAATAGAAAACAGTTATTATAGAACCTTCTATCCCTTCCTGCATAGTAAATATATCTACCACCAGGAACAAACTTGAGATCTGTTATATACTTCTGTAGTTCTTTACGTTCTTCCTTACGCATCAAAGCTTCTTCACCTGCACGTAAGTTACCACATACATCTTCTACAAGTACTCTTGATAACTGCTCCCATGTATCGCAACCAGTGTGAGCATACTTTAAGTTAAATATATCTTCAGAGAATTTGGATCTGAACATTGGATTCATGTTTGATTTAAATGTCATCGTTTACTACTACCTTTATATTATCTATAACTATACCTTCCAGAGCATCTGAAACAGCAGATGATATTAACTCCTTCATGTCTTCTTCTAATCCTGCCTTACCATCAACAGGAACCCAACAGGCATCACTATCTATCTGGGCGTTTATATAAATAGATACTACCATATTATCTCACAATTGCCAATCTACTTCGGCTTCAACTTTAGCAAGAACATCTTGTTGTCTGGCAGCTTCTATTTTAGTTGAGGCATCCATTGAGCCTATCTCGCCTCCTAAACCTGCATACCCTGCAATGTCAATCCAACTATCCTGATGATTAGGGTTCTTAGCTAATCGTGCCATCTTAACCCATGCCATACATAATGCTACATCTTCTCTGGTTACGTGTTTCTTTAGTATAAGGCTCCAACCTTGTGCTATGTCATTAAAGTTAGTAAATGCATCCCCATACTCTTTGTCCCTATCTCCTGTAATAAGTTCACTTGCTTTTTGCAATACAGCTTTTCTTGTAATCATTAATGTAACCTTTTCTTAAAGTTAGCGTATACAATGTTACCTTCTATTTTCTCTACTTTTTTAGCTGGTTTTACATTATACTGTTCTGCTAGTCTCATAGATGCTTCTTCAACTACACTTTCTAATACTTCTCTAATTCTAATACCAATATTTTCAACCATCTCAGAACCATTAAAATTACCATCGTAAAGTTGAAGTTCATTACGTTTCTTATCAAACGTACAAAATATACCATACGTATTATCAGGTATAAGTATTTCGTGTGCTACTTCTTCGTCTTCTTCTTTGTCGGACATATAGTTAACTCCATAAAATCATCAGCATACATTAATGCCAATGGACGTTTACGATCACCTTTTAGTATTGCTACAGGCTTTGTAGCTTTCATCATATTAGTTTCAGCTTGTTCTAAGGCAGCATAAATAGCAAAGGATGATCTTGCTTTACATTCAACTGTCCAAGGAAATAACCTACGTGCCAAAGGACTAAGACCTATATCAGGCCCATTAACTCCACCAGGAGTTGACGTAATATCATCATCCTCAACACCTTTAAGATGCTGTTGAAGGTAATTACGTACCCACTGTTGAAGCTTGCGTCCTTTAGCTTTCGCAGACGCTACACTTATTCTACTTGAAGACCGTGTAGTGGTAGTAGGCATTTGCTGACTTCGATTTAGGGTTTCGTTCATATTTTAGATCAGGCCAACAAGTATATCTAAAACTACAGTAAGAACAAGTCATACTTAGCTTTCTGTTACCTGTTGGTTTACGATAGAAGAACTCTTCTTCATCAGTAAATCCACGTACAAAGTTATCCTCTGTTGCTTCCTTATAACGATTAATAGTATCTTCTATCTTATTAGTATAACTCTCTTCATCATCAGGATTAGCTTGAACTATCTTCATCTCACCTGATTCTTTACTAACAGCTATCCAACCACCTGCTTTTATTTCTGGAGTTTCTTCTCTCTCAGCTTTTGTATAACCAAACAACTGAGCGCAATATCCAAAGTCATCATTGTTTTTTAATGCCTCGTAAGAAGCAAACTTCTTTTCAAAAGCAAATCTTGATGCACTTTTTATATCCCATAGAGAATAACCATTACCATCTTTAATGATTAAATCAAGTTCTCCATTAATATAGTCTCCATCAGGAGTTTTGTAACCTACTCGTTTATTTAAATCTACTATTTCTACACCTGCTGCCAATAGGATAGCAACAGCAATTACTTCAGTCATATCTCCGTATAACATTTTAATACGAAAAGAGTTAGACTCAGGAGCTTTGGGCCAACCTAGTTTCTCTGCATGTAACTGACAGAATGGTTTGCCAACCTGAGACATGGAGGGAAGTTTAGCTCCCCCCTTTCTCTTAAAATTAAACTTACCCAACTTATTATTAAACATCTGACTAGCTCTAAATATAATATCGTCAGGTATTTTAGGATCACCAGCTAGGTAAGTATCAATCCTAGTTTGAAGATCCATCTTATAGTGGGATCTCGTCATTGAGTAAGTCATCAAGATCAGTTTTAATTCCAGCAGGGACCATGTTCTCTCGCATCTTCTCTGCTACCTGATCGTTCTCTACCTTAACAAGATCAATGAAGTTAGTAATGTACTCCCTAGTCTCATCAGTTAGAGGATGATGTTCTCCTAATAAAGGAGTATACTTTAAGACAAAGTATTTGTTTGATCCTGTTTTCTTTAACTCATAACCAATCTTCAGATCAAAGTTAAGAGGCATAGACTGTTGCCTAATCATGCTAGTCATAACTTTACTTATCTCCATAAAGTTAGATGGGCCTAGCTTCATACGAAAAGGAACATCCTTTATCTCTACCTTATCACCTGATGCAGCCATAGGTTTATCCATACGTATTAGACCAAAGATATTCCTATATAACTTAGCCTTAGATGCTGTAGCATATGCCACTGGATCAACTGCACGTAACTTCTCACGTTGTTTAGAAGGTATCCATCCACACTTATCACCACCATCCCAATCTAATGCAGTGTCAGAGAACTGCTTGAAATGCTGAGACATATTAGAAAACTTCTGAGTATCAGAGTCAAATACTGAAGTCTGCATTGTGTCTAGAAATATTCTGAAGTAAGTATCTTTAGCGAACACTTCCCCAAGATCAGGATGAGATAGTCCTATAGATGGTGCAGGTATTCCCTCTACCATATCTCCATCTATATCTGTAGTGCTATCCTTATTAATCCTGGCCCTAGCTAGTATTGGCCCTGAGTTCATAGTTGAATATAAAGCTGATAGATCAGTAGAATTACCGTCTATATTCATTAATTGATTCATACGAATCCCCTTTCATTAAATGAATGATGCTTATAGCATACTTTTATTATTTTGTCAATTGAAATCTTGTTGATCCATCCAATTATTTCCATGAGACATTTCTACTTCTAAAGGTATATAGTCAGGTAAACCAAAGCGTTTCTTTGCTTCCTCTTGTGCATCTAACAAACACTGTGGACCTATCTCCTTAACTAGATCTATCTCGTCTGGATGAGTATCAATCAAGACACTGTCATGTACTGTATTAATGACTACACTTTGTAATCCTTTCTCTTTTAGTTTGTTGAATAATAATATTACACCTAATGGTACAATCTCTGCTGTAGCTACAGACTGAACAGGATAGTTCACTATCTGAGTTTTAAAGTTAGCATTACCTGATCTGTTTCTCTCACAGTCAGGGAAACTAAACTGTCTACCTGTAGCAGTAGTAACTACTTTAGTTGAGATAGCTTCGTTCTGGAGCTTGTCGTGCCACTTAAAGATGCCTTGATACTTCCCAAAGAACTCTTTGAAGTAAACTTGTTGAGCAGGAGTTCCTTGAGTTCCACCGTAAAGTGGACGGAAGGTAGAAGCTTTTGCTGCTCCTCTGTCAGTAACTTCTCCATTGTCGGAGAGGACTTTGGCAGTGTAGGCGTGAACGTCAAAACCAGATTCGACTTCTTGTTTAACTGTTTCATCTGAGGCGAGTATTCCTGCAACTCTAAACTCAAGTTGAGAGTAATCAATTTCGACAAGTGTTCCCCCTTTAAATCTACTTACAAATGCTTTGCGAACTGGAAACAATCTACCTTTAGGCATATTCTGTAGATTAGGATTGCTACTACTTAAACGACCAGTTGCAGTAATACACTGATTAAAATTAGAATGAAGTAAACCATCTGATTTCATACCCTTCTTTATACCTTCAATAAATGATGCACGATAAGTATCTATTGCAGACAACCTAACTAATGATTCAAGAAACTTCTTAACTTGTGGATTAGTAGTTGTCTTGATGTTCTCAGTTAATGTTATCTTGTCAGTCTTAAAACCACCTGCTGATGCTAGTTCTAACTTAGGTCTGATCCGTAACCCTGCTACCTCATCTACTTCTAGATAAAGTACACCTAGTCCTTCGCAGTGTTCGCATTTAGTAGGTTTCTTAAACTTCTCTCCATTCTTCTTAACTTTATAATAGTGTCCTTTACCATAACAGCTGCCACACTTAATAGCTCTGGTCTTAAACGCAACACTGAAGCAGGATTTAAATGCTGATCTGAAACCCTCATCCTTCATGTAAGGTCTTCTCTTGGGCTTTCCCTTATCATCTACACCTATATCCATTACCTCTTTCCAGAGCTTCTTATCTGTAAGATTACATGAATACACAACAGTAGATAACTGTTCAGGAGAAGATAAGTTTATATCCTTATCGCCCATAAGTTTCCTGGTTTCTGTCTGAAGGTATCTAGTAAGTTCTTCTTGTTCTTTCTGATAGTCTGCATCAACCTGATCAAGTACACTAAGATCAATAGCCATACCTGATCTCTCTATATCTGTTAGCACACTACAGAACTCACACATAAGATCTCTTATAGGCAATAGAGATATGTTGTCATCCTCTTTGAATAATCTTTCTTGCTTCTGGAATATATCAGCAGTAGCTAGTATATCGTCACGTAGGTATGAGATCTGTAGGTTTTTAGGAAGATCGCTGTAGTTTAGTCCCTTATCAAGCATATTTTTTAGTACGTCCTGCTTCCTTATAGAATCATACTTATGAGATAATGCTTCAAGACTAAGCTTGTTACGGATACCTTTACTTAATACATATTCATTAATCATGGTATCAATAATCTTTACATCACAATCAATACCAATCTCACGTAACCACGCAACATCAAACTTAGCATTGTGTGCTACGACATACTTTGCATTACTCAATACACGTTTGAAAGTATTAAACTCAGTAAAATTACTATCTTCAATATTTAAAATAACTACTTCACTAGCACCACCAAGTAGATAACCATGAGGAGATCTTAGTGTGTAACCTAATGCTACAAAAGTATTATCCTTGTTGTATGGTGAGGGATCTTTACGATCACCCCCTAAATCTATTTCAAGATCTAATACGACTGCATAATCAGTCATCGTTTTAATCCTGCTGCCTGTTTATTCAACACACGATCTATAACACTACGATCACGCCTAACTGCTTTTAGTATTGATTTCTTTACATTTCTTCTTTCACCTTTTGAAGTATAGTTAGCTCCTGTCTTCTTTCTTTTAGGCATTATATATATCCTTATATAGTATTATATTATATATTATTATATAGTATATAGGGGTTCTCTAAAGCTGATAACTCACCCATATATCATGAATTTTAAGGTATGTCAAGTAAAAAATGCACTATCAATCAACATATCTTGATATTTTTGGTTCAATACGTACTGTAGCACGACCATGTGACCC